GTCGACTCGCCGATCGCGCCCGCCACCCTGATCGACCTCTACGCCGACGTCGCCGAGGCCATCACCAAATACGAGCCGCGCTTCCGGCCGGTGCGCATGTCGATTCCGAACGACCCCGCCAATGGCACGATCTCGCTCCTGGTCGAGGGCATCTATTTCCCACGCGGCGACCTTGGGGACTTCTCCGTCTCGGTCCCGAAAACAGCCGGGGTGTCGCTGTGACCGATACATTTACCGCCGTCGACCTGTCGCGCCTTTCGGCGCCGGGCCTGATCGAAACCATCCCTTATGAGACGGTGCTCGCCGACCTGATCGCCGACTTCACGGCGCGCATGGTTGCGGCCGGCAACGGCACGCCTACGCTGGTCGAAACCGACCCGGCGATGATTGTGCTGCAGACCGTCGCCTATCGCGTCGTGATCGAGCGCCAGCGCGTCAACGAGGCTGCCAAGGCGACCATGGTGGCGTTCGCCGAGGGCACGGACCTCGACAACCTCGCCGCCGTGTTCGGCGTCACCCGCCTGGCCGGCGAACTCGACGACGCCCTGCGCCAGCGCATCGTGCTCGCGCCCGAAAGCTATTCGGTGGCCGGCCCCGAGGGCGCATACATCCATTGGGCGCGATCGGTCGACGCCACGATCATCGACGCCAGCGCCACCAGCCCGACGCCCGGAGTCGTCATTGTCAGCCTGCTTTCGAGCGGCGGTGACGGCAGCGCATCAGCCGGTCAAATCGCGGCGGTCACGGCGGTCGTCAACAACAACAACGTCCGTCCGCTCACCGACCAGGTGACGGTGCAATCTGCCGCGATCGTCACGTACACGCTCGAGGCCGAGCTCACCATCTTCTCCGGCCCGGATGACACCGTGATCCTGGCGGCCGCGCAACAGCGCGCCAACGACTATGTCAACGCCTCGGCGCGCATCGGGCGCGACGTCGTCCTGTCGTCGCTCTACGCCGCACTCACGGTCGAGGGCGTGCAGCGCGTCAACCTGATTTCGCCGACCGCCGACATCGCGATCAGCCGCACGCAGGCCAGCAAGTGCGTCGGCCAGACGGTAAGGATCGCCGGCGTTGGCGAGTGAACTCCTTCCCACCAACGCTACCGACCTCGAGAAAAGCCTCGCGGGTGCTGCCAGCGTCATCAACGACATTCCGCTCGACATCGCGTCGCTGTGGAACCCCGCGACATGCCCGGCTCCGCTACTCCCCTGGCTCGCATGGGCGCTATCTGCCGACGTGTGGAGCGCCACGTGGAGTGACGCGACGAAGCGGGCCTACCTGGCGCATGCGATCGACGACCAGCGCCACAAGGGCACGCGGGCATCGGTCCAATCGGTCTTGGCCTCGTTCGATTCGCTGCTCTCCATTGTCGAGTGGTTTGAACAGAACCCGCACGCCGCTCCGTACACCTTTGAGGTCATCCTTCCGCTGATCGATGGCACCGGCGTTGCCGGTGGTCCGCGCGTCACGGCCGCGTTCGCGCGCGAGATTGTCGCCGCGGTCAACATGGCCAAGCCCGTCCGCGCGCACTTCGAACTCGTGCAGACCTTGGCCACCATAGCCACCACCGTCCCGGTCGCCGCTGCGGATACCATGCTGTACGCGCGCCTCCCCCTTGCGGGAACAGACGCGGATGCCGGCATCCCGTGGACCGATCTTCTGCAGGACGAAAATGGCGAACCGCTCACCGATGACTCGGGCGGCTATTTGGATGGGACCGCATGACCGCACTTCCTTTTGTTCTGACCAATGCGGGGCGCCAGGCGATCGTCGATGCCGTCGCCGGCGGGACGCATGCCGTCGTGATCTCTCAGGCTGGCGTCACCGCGTCCGCGATCGTGGCCGCGCCGACGATCACGTCGCTGCCCGGCGAAATCAAGCGCATCTCGACGGTATCCGGCACCGCTGTCGACGCCTTCACCGTACACTTGACCGTCCGCGATAGCTCGACCGACGCATACACCGTGCGATCGGTCGCGCTCTACCTCAACGACGGCACGCTGTTCGCGGTCTATTCGCAGCCCGACCCCATCTGCCAAAAGGCCGACGTCACGTCGTTCTACATGGCGGCTGACCTGACTTTTGCCGCATCCGACGTTGCGGCCATCACGTTCGGCAACACTAATTTCCTCAATCCGCCCGCGACCACCACCACGCAGGGTGTGGCGTATCTGGCGACGATCTCCGAAGCGTTGCTCGGCGCAGTTACCAACAAGATCATCACGCCGCAGGCGATGGCCGCGGTGCTCGCCAATTATGTCGCCGCCACCCAACTCGGCATCGCCAACGGCGTCGCGACGCTCGGCGCCGACGGCAAGCTGCTCATTTCGCAGCGCCCGCCCATCGACCTGATCGACGTGTGGCCGGTTGCGAACCAGGCGGCCATGCTCGCCCTGTCGGCGACGGTCGGCGACTTCGCGGTGCGCGCCGACAACGGCCTGGTCTACGTGCTGCAGACGGCGCCGGCCACGACACTCGGCAACTGGCTCGTCCTTTCGACGCCAGCTCCCGTGTCGAGCGTGTGCGGCAAGGTCGGCACGGTCACGCTGGTTGCCTCTGATGTCGGGGCGGCCCCGACCACGCGCACAATCTCGGGCGGCGGCCTGGTCACCGGTGGCGGTGACCTCTCGGCGAACCGCACCCTGACGGTAGCGATCGCGTCGGCTGCCGAGGCCCTGGCCGGCTCCGATAACACCAAGGCGCTCACGGCCGCGTCGCTGGCGTCGATCCTGGCGTTGATCGCGGCGGCCACGCCTTCGACCAGAACTATCACGGGCACGGGCCTGGCGACCGGCGGCGGTAGCCTTGCGGCAGACCGCACGATTGCTGTCACTGCCGCGACGGCGGCGGAGATTGCCGCTGGCACTCGTGGCGACGTGGCCGTTACGCCGGCCGGACTCGCCGGCCTGCCCAAGAGCCTGACCCCGAACGGCTATTACATGTGGCCGGGCGGCTTCATGGTGCAATGGGTCCAGTATCGCGGCATCATCACGACCGAAATCCCGATCAGCGTCACCTTCCCGATTGCCTTCACGTCGGTAGTCCTGCCGCAGTCAGCGACCGCCTATCTGTTCGCCTCGAGCGCTTTCCGCGACTTGTGGGCACAGATACTTGACCCGTCCCTTGGCGGCGCGACCGTCCAATTACAGTCGGCCACCTCCAACGACAAAAGGTGCGACGGGTTCGACCTGATCGTGTTCGGCAAATGAGTAGATCGCAAATCCGATGGAGCCGGTCGACCGGGTTCTTTTACCGTGCGGACTTGCACGGCGAGAGCATGCCGGACGACGTCGTGACCGTGACCAACAAGCGCCACGCCCAATTGCTCGACGGGCAGGGGCTTGGCCGCGCGATCATCGCCGACGAGAACGGCAACCCTGCGCTCGACGCGCCGGCTCGAGTTAGTCGTTCGTCCCTCCTGTCGGCCGCGGTGTACGCGATCAAGGAAGAGGCGCGCGCTCGCATCCTGGCGGTCGCCAATCACGAGCAGCAAATCAACGACCTGGCCGCGATCGCGACGGGGACGGATGGGGCGGATGCCGCGCGCGATCGGCGCGCGAAGATCGATGAGATTCGGGCGGCGTCTGGTGTCGCCGAGGGCAGCCTCGAGCCGATGAGCGTCACGGCGCTCGGCACGTTCAACGCCGCAGACAATGGCCTCTGGCCCGAGTGGAGTGCCAAATGAAGGTTTCAACTCTTCCGCTGATCGACACTCCCGACGGCACCGAAGTCGCTGTCGTCGTTGACAGCACTGGCAACGCAAAGCGCCTTGGGATCATCGCCTGGCTGAACGCCGCGATCGCATCGATTGTTGCGACGGCGGTGGCGGCCGTCGGGACGGCCATGAACACCCTCGTGACGGCCGCGCAGACGGCGGCCACGGCGGCCGCAACGTCGGCGGCGGCAGCAGCCGCCTCGGCCGCCTCGATCGGCTGGATTTATCGCGGCCCCACCAGCTTCGCGCTTACGGATAGCAGTGGCTATCGGTGGTTGAACATCACATTCACCGACATAAAACACGTCGCGATAGACCTGATTAAGTCGCGCCTCACGACGCTGGAATCTTACGCTTCCAAGCTACCGCTCATCGGCGTGCAAGGTCCGGCGTCGTGGGGGCTATCGGACAGCAACGGTTATAACTGGTTTCGCGCGACGCCTACAACGCTGCAGCACCAGGTCATCGACGCCCATTCGCGCAACATCAACGCGGCGTTGCGCGGAGCACCCGACCCGACGCTGGCTGACATGCGCAACATCGCCGAGCGAATTGGCCTTCACATGTCTGGCGAATCTCTGTCGCTCGGCCACGCGTCAATTCCGCCGATCTCAACGACTGCAGGAGCGTATTCAGATATGTTCGGCAATTCCGGGCTGACACTGGCGTCGGTTGTGCCGGACGACATCAGCGATATTGCCAGTTCGACCGACCCCAACCTGGTCGCGAACCGGGCGGCGCTGACCGCAGCATTCGAAATCACCAAGGCCGTCGATGCCGACGACTGGACCAGCCACGGCGAGAGCCCGATGTCGGGTTGCGCGCAGATGGTCGTCCAGTTGCTCAAGGACGAAGACGGCATCGATTTTCTCGCATCCGGCATGAAGTTTCTGTTGGCCGACGATGGGCGTAACGGCTCCGGTATCTCGGCCGAGATGGATAGCGCCTCGACGCTGACCTATGCCCGGACTTACGCGAGTATGTCGCAGGCCAAAGCCCTCTACGCAGCGGCGGGTAAGAACTATATGCCAGCGGCACAGATGCTGATGATCGGCACCAACGACAATTACAACGACGCGACCAACTACCCGACGC